GTTCTGATATGGCTATCGGCAGATATGTTGCACAAAGGGCGGGCATCGGTATCAACGCAGGCAGAATCCGTGGCATCAACAGTAAAATCCGAGGTGGAGAAGTCCAGCACACTGGTGTTGTTCCGTTTCTCAAGAAGTTTGAATCAACTGTCAGATGCTGCACTCAAAATGGCATCCGAGGTGGATCAGCTACGGTTCACTTTCCAATCTGGCACGAAGAAATCGAAGACATCATCGTCCTCAAGAACAACAAAGGAACCGAAGACAACCGTGTAAGAAAACTTGACTACTCAATCCAGATTTCAAAACTTTTCTACGAACGTTTCATTGCGGATGCAGAGATTAGCCTCTTCTCACCGCACGACGTACCAGGTCTATATGACGCTTTTGGTACTGATAGGTTCGATGATCTATATGTTGGTTTTGAACGAGATAAGTCTGTTCCAAGAAAGTCTATCGGGGCACAGAAACTGATCCTGGATCTCCTGAAGGAGAGAGCAGAGACTGGTCGTGTTTACATCATGAACATCGATCACTGTAACTCTCACTCTTCCTTTAAGGACAAGGTGAACATGAGTAACCTGTGTCAGGAGATTACTCTTCCAACATATCCACTGAGTCATATTGATGATCACCTGGGTGAGATTGCCCTTTGTATTCTGTCTGCGATCAACGTAGGTAAGGTGAACTCAGATCATGAACTGGAGGACCTCTGTGACCTCTCTGTGCGTGCTCTGGATGAGTTGATTGATTACCAACACTATCCTGTACTGGCAGCAGAAACAGCAACCAAGGCACGTCGTTCACTGGGTATTGGTTTCATTGGTCTGGCACACTATCTTGCTAAACTGGGATATAACTATGGATCTCAAGAGGCATGGGATGCAGTTCATGGACTCTCCGAGTCCTTCCAGTATTATCTCCTGAAGTCGTCCAATCAACTCGCTAAGGAGAAGGGACATTGTGAATACTTCGGTCGCACCAAGTATGGTGACGGTATCTTGCCCATCGATACATACAAGAAGGATGTAGATGAGATTACAAAAGAGGGATTAGCACATGATTGGGAGTCTCTTAGAGCATCTATCCTGGAGTCAGGACTCAGACATAGCACTCTGTCCGCACAAATGCCTTCGGAGAGCAGTTCCGTTGTGTCAAATGCAACAAATGGAATCGAACCTCCTCGCGACTACTTGTCCATTAAGAAATCGAAGAAAGGGCCTCTTAAGCAGGTGGTTCCCTCATACACCCACCTGAAGAATAAGTATACTCTTCTGTGGGACATGCCAAACAACGATGGATATATCAAGATCGTTGCTGTGATGCAGAAATTCTTTGACCAAGCAATTTCTGGTAACTGGAGTTACAATCCAGAGCAGTATCCTGACAATGAGGTTCCTGTTTCCGTGATGGCAAATGACCTTTTGACTACATATAAGTACGGGTGGAAGACATCTTACTACCAGAACACTTACGACAGTAAGAATGATGAGGTCATTGAAGAGAAGCCCCAACTGAATAACCTTTTACAAGAGTTAGAAAACGCCGAGGAGGGAGAGTGTGAATCCTGTGCAGTTTAAAATGTCACCAGTTAAATCTAATACGCCTGTTAAAGGCATGACCGTCTTTAACACTGAACAAGTTAATACTAAAAAGCAACCGATGTTTTTCGGTAAACCATTAGGAATCCAAAGATACGATTCTTATAAGTATCCAGTCTTCGATAGACTGACTACACAACAATTAGGTTATTTCTGGAGACCTGAGGAGGTCTCACTTCAGAAAGACCGTGGTGACTACCACACACTGCGTCCAGAACAAAAGCACATCTATACCTCTAATCTGAAGTATCAGATTATGCTCGACTCCGTTCAGGGTCGTGGTCCTGGTATGGCATTCATTCCATACTGTTCTCTGCCTGAACTAGAAGCATGTATGGAGGTCTGGGGATTCATGGAGATGATCCATAGTCGCTCTTACACATACATCATCAAGAACGTTTATTCTGACCCCTCTGAAGTCTTTGATAAGATTGTGTCTGATGATCGCATTCTAGAGCGTGCTGCGAGCGTCACACAGGGATATGATGACTTTATCAATGCTGCTCATTATTATGACAACTCAATGGAGTGGCAGCACGCTTTAGAAGATGTTCCAACTGCATTAGAAGGCAAGTATGAACTCAAGAGAAAACTCTATAGAGCAGTTGCTAACGTCAACATCCTTGAAGGGATTAGATTCTATGTCTCGTTTGCATGTTCTTTCGCCTTTGGCGAACTTAAACTCATGGAAGGATCTGCAAAGATCATTTCCCTTATCGCAAGAGACGAAAACCAGCACCTCGCAATCACCCAAAATATCCTGAATAAGTGGAGAGATGGTGATGACCCTGAGATGAAGAAGATCATGGAGGAGGAAGAGGAGTGGACCTACAAGGCATTTGACAATGCTGTTAATGAGGAGAAAAAGTGGGCAGACTATCTGTTCAGAGATGGATCTATGATTGGTCTGAACGACAAACTGCTCCAGCAGTATGTTGAATGGATTGCAAATCGTCGTCTGGTTGCAATCGGTCTAGATCGTCAGTATGATATCCCTGCTAGTAACAATCCACTGCCATGGACACAGCACTGGATCTCCTCTAAGGGTCTCCAGGTCGCACCACAGGAAACTGAGGTTGAGTCCTATGTTGTAGGTGGTATCAAGCAAGACGTTAAAAAGGACACATTCAGCGGATTTAAACTCTAAAATGCCACGGAATATTATGACTAAAGGTGAGATCAAAGCAAAAGTTGAAAAACTTTACCACGAAGTTGACAACGAGTCGTCGGAAGTGTGGCAAGGGGAGAAGGACCTTGCCCATAAATATTTGCGGCGAGTTTTAGATATCCTTGACGAATATCGAGATTGATTATGAGAACCCATGGATATTTGAGGGAACCCCTTTTTTATCTGAGAATATTGACGATAACTTCGGTTTTGTCTATCTCATTACAAATTTACAAAACGGTCGCAAGTACATCGGTAGAAAGTACTTCTGGCAATTCCGAACACCTAAAGGTAAAAAGCGCAAAGTAAAATCTGAATCTGATTGGAAAAAGTATTATGGGTCTTGTCCAGAACTTAAAGAAGACATTGAACGATTGGGGAGACAAAATTTTAGTCGAACTATCCTGTCAATACATAAAACACCTGGGAAAACAAACTACGAAGAAACAAGACAACTCTTTACCAACAACGTCCTTACGGAGTCCCTTGACAAAGGAGTACCAAGATACTACAATAGTAACATCCTCAGCAGGTACTTCCGAAAAGATTACTATGAAGGAGACGATTGAAATTGTTGATCACATTCGTAGATGGGCAATTGACAAAATTGATGAGTACGACACGATGCCAGTAGATAGGATCTACGACAAACTTGCGATCATCGATGAGTATCACGAATGGATCACTCCACAGGATGAAGAAATTGATGTAGTGACACTTGACGAAATCTCTAAAGACCAGTATGATGACTTTGTTGATTATATGAACGACGGAATAGAGCGGGCATAGTCAACTGCGGTAATCCCCTTGGTGGTTCAGGGTTAGCGGCGATAGGAACCACCACCTGACTCGCTAGCTCAGTTGGATAGAGCAACTGCCTTCTAAGCAGTCGGTCGAAGGTTCGAGTCCTTCGCGAGTCGCTGGGCATTGGGAGAGACCACCACCACCTCCTCTCCCATGTAAGACCCGACCTGCGGGTGTGGTGTAGCGGTAACATGCGAGCCTTCCAAGCTCTTGTCACGGGTTCGATCCCCGTCACCCGCTTTCCCTTCGGGGAACATATATTCCTCTATAGCTCAGTTGGTAGAGCAGGTGACTGTTAATCACCCTGTCCCTGGTTCGAGTCCAGGTGGAGGAGTAAACGGACTGGAATACATCCGTGCTCACATCTCCGAGAGAAAAAAGAATCGGAAATCCAACCCATGTGAGAGAGAGGTGGGATCCCTCTTGAGCCCGTCAGTGTTATTCTGCAGGATATCACTGACGCATTATTGCTTGCTTAGCTCAGCGGTAGAGCATCTCGTTTACACCGAGGCGGTCGGCGGTTCGATCCGGTCAGCAAGCATCCCACTAAGGAGGACTATGACCCATGATTACCGTAAGATGCAAAGAGTGTGGAAAGGAACTAATCAGCACCAGTAAAATTCAATTCTGTGGTTGCCCCAACCAAATGAGTGTTGTGGACAACAAAGTTGGTGCTAAAGACATGGATAAGATCGTCATGGTTACCAATAATCTGGAAAGAAAGATTGATAGTCATTTCTCTAGATCAGAACTCCTTTACCAAGAAGAAAGACGCAAACGCAAAGTTCGTAGACTGGACTTTGAAGTAAAGTAGTTGTGTGGGAATTCACACATACTTGACAAAATTGTATCACCCTGTAGCATAACTAATGTTGTAGTATAGGTAAGACCAATGCATCCCGACGAACTCGCTAACTGGGTGAGGATTAAGGAGAAATTTGAGGAAAATGGTACGACTGATAACTTTTTTTATCAGCGTGCCTGTGCTATAGTAAGTGGGTTACCAGACCCAATGGACAAAGCCCCAAATGTCTCACAGGATGGATGAGATCAAACCAACACACTATGTTACCAAGGAGGAATGCCAAGAGATGATCGATGATGCCATAAGAAGGCATAATCGAAACGCTGGAATAATCAGCATGTTTGTTGGTTTCTTTATTCTTGGACTCTTTAGTGAGGGTCTTCTTAGACTCATTGGAGTTATTCCTCCACTTTTTGAATGGTTGAGAATTACGTTATGAGTACATTGTTTGTATTTGCTGTCATTATGTTGCTAATTGCAGGAATGCAGTTAACATGGCCAGGTAGATACCGTGGATAGCAGCATAATTCTGGAATGGACAGGCGTAGTCCTGGCAGTTCTATTTGGGATTACCATGTTCTATCAGGGTCACATGATTTTTCATCAAAAACATGGATACTCCAGAAAAGAAACCGAAAACCCAGAAGCAAGAGACCGGATCCGACGACAAGTCGAAGCGGTCGTCAGAAGAAATCTCAAGGATGATTCATCCTCATGATGACGAACCTGATCCAACAGCATACATGGGAAACTATAACTTTCCTCAGATGCTGTTTGCTTTCTGTCTTGGGTTTGTAACTATGTTTGTCTTAGCGGTAGATGAGATAAACGAATTTAAAGGATGTCCACTACCAGAATATTTCAGGAACAACGTAAAATGAAAGTAGGTCTTATTGGTCTTGGGCGCATGGGTGAGGGTATGTCTCGCCGTATGATGAAACAAGGTATTGAAGTCTATGGATACAGAAGAAATTATGCCAAGGCACAAGAAGCAGCAAAGAGTGGGTATATCACAGATGCTGCAGATTCTTTGGAAAGCCTTGTTCAAGTAGTCAAAAGCAAAAAGAGTATCTATGGTGAGAAGTCCGGTGAGACAATCTATGTTGAGACTCCAGGCATCTTCCAACTCGTCATCCCCGCAGAACTAGTAGAGGACACACTAAATGAGTTACTACCATTACTTGGCGACGGGGATATTATTATTGATCATGGCAATAGCAACTTTAATGATTCTCGCAGGTGTTTATAAAGGTTGGCTAAGATGGGCATCCAATATCTTGACTGCGGTACTAGTGGTGGAGTTTACGGTCTGGTGCG